CAGCGGGGGACCGGTCACGAGGTGGTTCTCGACGCGGAGCCGGAAGCCCTCGATGCCGGTCAGCTCGGCGCCGTCGACGCTCACCCGCGTTCCGCCGAGGGCAAACGGCACCGGGCTGATGTTGGCGTAGTCGAAATCGCCCTCGGTCAGCGTGGCGTTGGCTTCCTCGGCCCGTCCACGCAGAACGAGGCGGATTTCGAGCGGTCGCGACCGTGAAGTCGCGACCAGTTCCATGCGTTCCACTTTTGCGCCCAGGTGTCGGCGGGCGTCGGCCGGCGTGTAGTAGTCGAGGCAATAGCTGGCGAGGGCGTCGCCGCTGCGGTCGAGCGCCATGCCCAGGAGCAGGGCCGTCACCTGCGGCCAGGCCAGGCAGACGAACTCGCCGCGCACGTCCTTCGCCTCCTCCAGCAGGACAGCGCGACGCCAGCCGCCGAACTGCGTCGCCGGAGCGAAAAGTCCCGCGACCGCAGCCGGCCGGTAGCCGTCGCCGGAGACCGGCACGCACTGCCAGGCGGGTTGGGCGGGGCACTTGCCCCAGTTCTCCTCCCGGCAGATGCGCAGGTGGCGGTTGCGCGCCGTGTGGCGGGCGGTGGTCATTGCGGTTGCCTCTCTCAGTTCGCGGGGGCGTCGATGCGGCGCCAGAGGAGTTCGACGTCGAGCGCGGCCGTCCAGATCAGTCGCGCGGCATCCGCACGCGGCTGCGGCGTCCAGCGGACCGACCGCACTCGCAGCGCGGCCAGTCCCTCTGCGGCGAGCCCCAGGTTCGTGTCATTGCAGGCCCAGACGCGCGCCAGCACCAGCACGACCAGCTCCTCGCACGGGGCGGCGTCCTGCCCGGCCGTGGCCACCTCGATGCGGAGCATCTGCGGCACCTCGCGCTCCACGTTGGCTATCTCCTGCGGGGCGCTCTGGGCCGGGGCGACGCTCAACACGGGGCAGAGGGCTGGCTCCAGCTCGTGGCGCCGCGCCAGGCCGGGGCCGAACTCGAACCACGTCTTCACCAGCGCGTCTATGGCGGCATCGGCACGCAGCGCGCTCAGCAGCGCCAGGCGGCCGTCGGTCAGGAAGTTGCTCATGTCGGGTCCTTGCGGGATTGGGGGCTCAGAGGGGTTCGTTGCGGCCGAACAGGCGCGGCTGTCCCTGGTAGCGCACGCTCGGCGCGCCGGAGGAGTCGGCCGGCCGCGGCTCGACGCCGAGCGAGACCTGGCCGGCAACCACGCGGGTGAGCCAGTCGACGTCATCCCGGTACTGGGCGCGCACGTCGTCGGTCACGCTGTCGCGTCCGAGCCGCAGGAAGTAGACGGCCAGGCTGACGGCGCGGCTCTTGAGGGCCTCGGGCGCGGGCGAGATCGGCACGCTGAAGCGCACGCTCAGGTAGCTGTCGATGAGGGCCTCGGCGCTGGCAATGGCGCTCTGGACAACGGCCGGGTCGGCGTTGCCGTCCCCGTCGTGGTCGGCCAGGGCCACCAGGTCATCGGGGCCAATGCGTGTCTGGATGTCCGACTGTGTGCAGTAGCTCATGGGGGCGTTGCTCGTTGTTCGTTGCTCGTTGCTTGTCGGCTGCTCGCCGGCCGTTCGGGGAGTGGCCGGCCCGCCTCTGCTTTCGCTTTGGCGGGCGCGGCCCGTTCACTCACCGGTGGTTTCCCCGATTGTTCACGCGTGGCTTACGCTCCGGCGCTGGCCTGCATCAGCCAGGGGGCGAGCACGGCCACCGCGCAGCGGCGCCGCGCTTTGTAGGCGTAGAGCTCGCGGTAGAAGGCGCCGTCGTCTTCCGCCGAGTCCTTGGATGTGAACTCGGGCCCCTCGCGGTCCTGCAGGATCATGGGCCGGATCGGCTGCGTGTCGGCCACGAACCAGGCTGTGCTGGAGCCGAGGTAGCCGAGCACCAGCAGGTCACAGCGCTGGTAGTGGGGGTTGGACTCGCCACCCTGGAGGAACTGCACCTTCAGGATGCCCTCGGCGGCGGCGCGATTGGCGGGACCGCAGATCAGCAGGTCCGCCTCCAGGCCCAGCGGCGAGCCGTCCGGGCCGACGCGCGTCTCCAGGGCGCCGGCGGCCGCCTGGAAGTTGTCGGCCGTCAGCGCCACGTCGCTGCGGTTGGACCAGCTACGCCCGCCGACCCACTCATGGCTGTCGCTGAAGACGGTCGCGCCGTCCACCCACTGGTCGGTGAAGCCGGCCAGCAGGGCCTCGGCGGCGAGTCGGATGGGATAGAGGGCGGCGCGCCGGGCAAGCTGCCGCACGCCGGGCTTGTAGACGCCGACGTTGTCGTCGGCGATGTCGTTGCGCTTGATCTGCACGATGCGGGCGAAGGTGCGGTTCGGCACCCGCTGCACGAAGGTGCCGATGCTGGTGATGGTGACTTCGTCGAGCACCTCCTCCAGGTCGCCCAGCAGCGTGGCGGTGGGGTAGTTTTCGACGCCGGTCGTGCTGGGGACGGCCTCCATCAGGCGGTCGATCCAGGCCGTGTCGGTGGATTGCACGGCGTCGGCGAACGTGGCCTTCAGGCCGGTGAAGACGGCATCCAGGTTTCCCTGCGTGATCTGCATCTGCGTCAGCCTCCTTCAGGTGGTCGGGTGGTCAGTGGATTCAGGCGCCGCTCGTGGTGGTCGTGGTCGGCGCCCAGGCGCGGCCGGCCAGAACGGCCGCATCGATGGAGACCCAGCCGTTGCCGCTGCTCTCCACCCTGTCGATGACGCCCACGGCAACGCTGTTGCTTACGTCGCTCTCGGCGGCGACGGTCTGGTCGTCGACAGCGTAGACCTGCGCGCCGACGGCGGACTGGTCGAGGGCCGAGGCGCAGTCGAAGCGGAAGCGCCCCCGCCGGCGCACGACGACGCTCAGCTCGCCGTCGGAGCCGGTGCGGTTGTCCGCCTGGGCGGTCGCCACTCCGGCGAAGAGCAGGCCGGCGGTGTCGGCGGCGGGCACGCCGTATCCGGCGGTATTAACGCAGACCAGGGAACCGGCGAAGATGCGCTCGCCGGCCGCCACGGGCACCGAGAGCAGGTCGCCCAGGCTGTATTCCGTATTCCTGTCCGAACTCAATGCGGTCATTCCAGCACCTCCTGTTTGGGTGAGTAGGTGTCAGTCACTTCGGGCGGCTATCATCTGCTCGGGCGTCAGGCCGAGCTGTCGGCGCACGGCCTCCTCGCCCTCGGTCAGGGCGGCGGCGGGCCGGTGCGGCGGCGCCGGCTGCGGGGCGGTCAGTACCGGCAGGCTGTTGATCACCTCGCGGGCAGCGTCCAGGTCGGTGAGCGCTTCGCGCAGGTAGAAGCCGCGGTGGGCGGGCGGGATGCGCCCCTCACGCACGGCGCCGTCGACCAGGCACTCCGCCTCGCCGCGGCGGCCGGCGTCCGCGTTGGCCATCACGGCCTCGGCCACGGTGCGGTCGTCCGCGTCCGGCTCCAGCCCCAGGCGGGCGGCCAGTTCGGCGGGCTCGGCCTCGAGCGCAGCGGCCAGGCTGTCCAGTATCGGCATCTCGATGCCTCCTTCCGATGGGGATTCTTTCGCGCCGCCGGGGCGTGGGCCCTCGGCGACGGCCTCATTCAGGCTTTCCAGTTCCGTGAGGAACGGCGTGTTGGTCAGGGCGACACTGTGGATCTGCAACGGCACCGGCTCGCCGGTGAGGCGGTCCGGCCGGTCGAAACGGAAGACGGGCGACAGGTAGCGGTACTCGCGCCGGGCGATGGCGCCGGCGGCCTCGGTCGTCCAGAGCACGCGCCCCCACAGCTCCGTGCCGCCGTTGCGCAGCTCCATCTCGCGCACCCAGCCGGCGGCGGGGGCTTTGGCCATCGGCACGGCCATGCTGGCGTGGTGGTAATCGATCACCAGGTCCGTGCCGTGCGCGGCGTAGTGGCGACGGAAGTAGTCGAGGGCGCTGGCCAGGTGGCGCGGCTCGATGACCTGCTGCGCCGTCGGGTGGCCGAACCATGCGCCCGTGCGGGCAAGCATCACCCACTCGGGCACGGCGCCGGGCTCCTGTGCGACGGGGATCGGTGCGGGCAGCGTGGCGGTGCTCATCGTCACTCAGACCTCCTTTCCGGCGCCGAAGGTGGGCTCGCCCTCGGCGGGCTTCGGGATGCCGAACTTCTCGTACGCCCAGTCGGCCGGGATCGGCAGGCCGGCCTCGCTGAGGGTGCGGACGGTCTGGGCCAGCTTGCCGAGGTCTTCCGGTTTCTCCGTGTTGAAGCGCCAGCGCGGGACGGGGTAGTCCTCCCCCAGGTTCAGCAGCACCAGGGGACGCAGGAGTTGCGCGGTGAGCGTGCGGCCGAGGGAGAGCGCGTCGGCCTCGATCAAGTCCCAGCGGACCTGGTTGTGCACCTCGCCCAGGGCGTAGGAGCCGCCGCGTTCGCCGCCGCTGGTCAATGTCTGGCCGAGCACGGCCAGCGTCATCTCGCGCCCGGCGCGCTCGATCAGGCGGTCGAATATCTCACCCTCGCCTGCGCCCCGGCTGTCGAGAACGTCGATCCGGTTCCCTTCGCGCACGACGGCGGCCGCGTCCATGCCCATGGCCTGGACGGCCTGGAAGAGTTCGCGCGCCTCGTCGGAGTCCCACGGCACGCCCTCGCGCAGCCAGCCGACGCGGGGCGGCATGCCGGAGACCTCGGCGAAGGCCAGCCAGTCCTTCCAGGCGAAATGGCGCACGACGAAGGCCCGCACGCACGAGCGCAGCAACCCCGAGCGCGCGCAATAGCCGCTGCGGGCCTTGACGCGGTGGACTATCCAGTTGAGCGGATTCAGCGGGATCGTCTTTCCCCAGGCGTCGCCGCGCAGCAGCAGCGTCTCGCCGTCGTCCGCCAGGGTAAACCAGCGCTGCGGCCGCCAGAGCAGGCGGGCCGGCCGCCAGCCGTCGGCGGCCGTCTCCCAGGCGATCTCCAGCGCGCTGAAGCCCTTCGGCACCGCGTCCAGGAGGTCGAAGACCGCCTGCTCCAGATCCCCGATAGCGTCCATGGCCCGGCGGCAGAACTCGGCGGCGCGGGCGGCGCGCGCAGAGGTGTCGGCGGGCTGTATGTCGAAGCGCAGCCGCGCCACGCCGGCCTTGCGCGTGCGCAGGAGGGCGTCCAGCTCGCCGTCCTTCTCTTCCATCCGCTCGAACAGCTCGGCCTGGGCGGCCATGTCGCCGGACTCGGCCGCCACCAGCATTCGCTTGATGGCGCGTGGACTCAGCGTGTCGATGTCCACGTGCCCGACGATCGTGCGGGCGCCGAACTCAGCCGAGGGTTCACCGATAAGGACTGTGTCAGGTGTGGTTGTCATGCATCCCTCTTTCTCTTGCTCTTACTCGTGCTCTTGCCCCGCCGTTGCTCGTTGTTCGTTGCTCGTTGTTCGTCCGACGGCCGACGACGAGGATGATTGCGATTGGGGCTCACAGTGCCGCGAAGTCCGTTCTCGACCGAAGTGACATGTATGCTCCTCCCGCCTGGGCGGGGGTGAAGGTGTTCGGCAGCAGCTCGTCGCAGCCGGCGGCCGCGTCCGGACCGTCCACGTAGCCGTCCGGGTAGCTGAGGAACTGCTCCTGGAGCGTCTTGACGCCGGGCGACGGGTTCTCGGGAAAGCGCCAGCGGCCGTTCTCGAACTGTGCGCAGAGCGACTCGATGCGCAGCTCCTTCGGGCGGCTGTGGTGCACGTAACGCACGGGCAGCCGTTCGCCGCGCTGCGCCTCGCGCATGGCCAACAGCGGACGGATCAGCGCATAGCCTCCGTTCGACTCGACGCCGATCACGCGCGGGCGCCAGCGGCGATTCCAAACGAAGAGCCGCTCCAGCATCTGCATCGGCGTGTCGCGTTCGATCCAGGCGTCGAGCACGTAGCGGTCGCCGGTGTGGCGGTCGGCGCCGACGCAGACGAGCGCCCGGGGGCAGCCGCCCGCGCTCTGACTGACCGCCGGGTCCAGGAAGGCCACCACGTCGAGCTGGCGCGGGTCGATGGCGCCGTTCGGGTAGGTCAGCATCCAGGCGGCCCGGAACGGGCGCGTGGGGTCATCGGCCTCCAGTGTGTAGTTGCGCAGCCAGTTGCGCAGGCCGATGGTGGCGCGCACGCGGGAGAGCGCCTCGTCGCTGAAACGCTCGGGCCAGACGCTGCGGCCCCTCTCGGTCACCTTCTGCACGAAGAGCCGGGCCAGCGGGCGGCCGCCCTCGTCCGTGCGCTGTGCCAGGCGGCGCGCGCGTTCGATCATGCAGTCCGGGCCGAACATTGTGCCCAGAACGGTGAAGACGAAGCGTTCGGGTTCCAGCGCCGGCACGACCTCGTCCATCATCCAGTCCCAGAGGTTGCGTTCGCGTTCGGGATTGCGGGCCAGCTCGGCGTCTTCCAGGTCGTCGCCGACGAACTCCAGTGGCCGGTGCTCGGCGTGGCGGCGACCGCGCGGGCTCATGCCGATACCGAACGCCTCGAACTTGGTAGAGCCGCGCCGGCGGCTCAGGCGCACGGTCCATTCCGTCTGCGAGCCGCGCACTTCGGGCTGTCCGTAGTCGCCGATCAAGCGCTGGTTGTGCTCCAGCTCCAGGCGCACGAAGTCCATGTTCTGCGCGGCCAGCCTCTGCACCTGGCTGCCGTAGATGAAGTAGGGCGCCTGGCCCCGGAGCGTGCGCCAGAGCGGCCGCGCCAGCGCCAGCAGCACGCTCTTGCCGGCGCCGCGGAACGCGCAGACGAACGTCGGCATGCCCGGCTCGCCGACGGCCTGAGCCATGCGGGAATGGAAGGGCGCGAACGCACGATCGAAGTAGTGGGGCAGGTAGGTTCGACACCAGGGGAGGAAGTCCTGGCGTGTGCGTTCGCGCCGGGCGGCGGCGCCCGTGCGGGCGAAGGGCGTCGCCCGCTGCTCGATCAGTTCAAGCACTCTCAGGCGCGCCTGCTCATGTTGTCGGGACCAGCGGGGCATGGTAACGTGGCTCGTTGTTCGTTGCTCGTTGTCAGCTATCGCGCAATCGTCCTCGTCGTCGGCCGTTGCCGTGCTTTGGGCCTCTCGTGGTCATGCCTGCTGTCACAACAGCAGTTCCCTCAGTTCGCGGGCGAACTGCTCATGCGCCCGCAGGCGTGTCAGCTCTTCGGCGAAGGTCTCGGCCGCAGCGCGCACGTCGTCGGGATCCAGCTCTTCGAGCGGGATGATGCCGCTGGCCAGGTGGGCCAGCTTCTTCAGCGCTGCGCGGGCGAGCGCCTCGGCCTCGTTGCGGCGGCGGCCCACTTTCACGCGCAGGTTCTCAATGGCTTCTCTGTCCGGCATTCAGGTGCCTCCGGTTGCATTCCTCGTGGGTAACGAAGTGCTTGCGGTCCTGGCGCATGTCGGCCTTGATGGTCCGCAGCTCTTCGAGGATCAGCTCGACGCGGCTGCCCAGCACGGGCACGCTGTCGACCGCGCGGTCCCCGCGCCTGAGGCGCTCCTCGATGCTCTCCAGGTGGTCCTCCACCCGCTGGCGCCAGAGCCCGAGGCGGAAGGCGACCACCCAGCCGCCAACGAACCCGCCGCACAGTGCCGACGCTGCCGATACGGCCGTCTCGAACCACATCAAGAATGCTCCTCCTTCAGGTTGTCCAGAAACAGCCGAACGGCCTTGCGCACGGGGTCCATCTCGTCTTCGCTCA